GAAGAAAGATTAATAACTGGCGGTACATACAATATTTTTGGTGTTAATTCCGATACGACAATTAAATTTTACGATGATTCTGGAGAAATGATTGGCAATGAAGTAAATTGCAATTACACTATTCAGGAATTCACCATCCCATCTAATTGCGCACGTCTAAAAATATATGTACATCTAATTAATCCAGAAACATTTTTGAATATTTTTGTTTGCAATTATAGAAAAACGATACAAGAACAGATAAATGATATATCCGCGAAAATCGACACAATGCAAGAGATTATCACAAAGCTTGTCACAGCTCCGCAATTAGTTGCGAGCGAAAATAACGGACTGCAGATCAGGTACGGCAAGGAGGAATAAAATGCGACCAGTATTAAAATTTTCTGTAAATAATCAGATTATCGAACGAACAGATACCTTCGTGCCAGTCCGAAGCAGTAAAAATTATCTCTACGCGGAATTTGATTTTCAGACAGACGACTGGAACGGCAAAAGCAAAACAGTCCTGTTCCGGAGCGGAGATAATGACCCTGTGCCGGTATTACTTGGCGAGACAAATACCTGTCTTGTGCCGGCGGAAGTATTGATGGGAACATCTTTCGGCGTGTCAATCATCGCCGGAAACCTTATCACTGCAAATATGGTTGTAGTTAAACTGTATGAGTCAGGTTATAAAACGGGAGATGTCCCGGA